CCCATAGCAAGCCTAGGTTCGGCCTCTGATTTCAATTTGGCCTAACCTGGTATCCAATACTAAGGGGGACTTATTGCTCACATCGTCCACAGTGTGCAAGCACGAAGCTCGACTTTTTGTTTTCTGGGCGCTAATAGTTAACGTGGGCGCGAACCACGAGAGTATTTATATTGCCCCCCCACCGGGGCGTTGCTTATGGTGCTAATTCGTCTGCGCTAACCATTCCCGAAGTCGCTCATCAAACGACGGGGTGGTCATGTACGGCAACGCACCAACGCGCTCAGCTACTTCCAACAAGGCGGGAGCACGTGCATTGTACTCCTCCCGGCCGTGCTGGAATAACTCGCGTAGCGCCCCAGACAGCACATCTGCTGCATGCACCTCGGGCGCCATTGGTAGTTGACGTGGCCATACGTGCAATGACTTGTAGATTGATGTCAAAGCAAGCGGGGCCATAATGTGCTCCGTTTCACAATCCATCCGGAACTTGCGCTTCAGAAAATCGGCGTCACACCACCGCGTGAATGGCTGCGTTATGGGGAGCTTGTCAGCACCGGTCATTCCCTTCCCCTGCAGACCAAACCACTCAGACACGGTGATCTGATTAAACCACTCCGTAATAGGTTCCCGCACCGCACACAGCAAATCATCTCCGTAGAAAATGCTGCGCACATAATCAGCGTACCTCCCCTTCAGGCCAGCCTGCAATGGCTTCAACCTGCCACGCAAAGATTTGTCCACAACTCTTCCTGACATGGTCTCACCCACGGGGTGCCAAATGGGGACTGCAGGCACGTCAGCTGGCGCCAGGGCGTAAAACGCAGATCGTTCCCTCAACCCATTGGAACCATTGTTCACAACCACAGTGCCGCCGTTCCCCGATGGGTTGGAACCCTCAACCACCGCCACATCTGTCTTCACTATAAACATGTGGCGAGCGACGATCTCCGCAAGCACCCACATGCACGCAATCTCCAAATCCGTGTAACAGCTCCACTTGATAGCCAGCTTGATCCAAATCGTAAACAAGGTCATAATCTCCTGGTAGTGGAGTGACGTGTCGTAATGGATCCAGTCAGCAACAAAGAGCTTCTCCAAATTATAGGCCATGAGATGGCGCGCCAGGCCGTCCCACTCTGGGCCAGTTGCGTTGATGCCAACGGCGCTTTCAGTCCACGGCTGCAGCTCGCTGTACAGCACGCGGAAGATTGGCAAAAAGAGCTGCCGGAAAATGACAGTCAGAGCGAATGGGGCACCCTCGAAAACCCTCACCTTTTCCTTGGTGAGCTTGACGGCCTCATCCTTCTGACACCACGTAAACACGATGTTGGGCTTTACCAGCTGACCCATTTGCTCCTTCAACTGGGCCACCTCAGCTCGCATCTCAGCATTCAGACACTTTGCATCCGGAGCGCCAGGCTGGGGGCAATCCACAACAAGCCCCTTCTTATTGCCAACCCGGGGGAAGCCCGCTGAGGTGCTCAAATTAATGGCGTTGATGCTATGGCAACCAGGAACCCCAGACACAGCCTCAACCTCCGACAGGGGCACCAACAGCTCGGAAGTGCCACTGGCTTCTATCAGAACATCCAGCTCGTCATACATGTCCTGCGCCGCCAGCTTCAGGGGCCCGGGGGGTAGGGGCATGATTCCATCATACTCCTGCAACTTGCGTATCTCCTCCGTCACTCTCCCCATATTCTTGGGGGGCCCATGCTGGCACGGCTCACCACACACCTCCTCCACGAGGGCTGAAATCGGACTACGTGCGAGGCGCGTCTTCTCATGCTTCGCAGGCACGTTGACCAAGGTCCCAACTGGCATGAAGGGGGCTCCGATGGGCACCGTGCGCAGAACTGACTTCGCAGCCAACTCTCCAATCTCGCCCCGGTGCTCTAAGCCAGATGCAGTGACGAGCTCCGATGAAACTGACACGATGCTGGGTGTCCCGACCACCCCAGTTTCCCGCAATACGCGCATCCCCTCAAGGACATCCTCACGCAGCATAGGGCAGGCCTCACCGAGCTCCGCTAGCCCCATGGTGTGCATTGCGATGATTAAAGGCCACCGCGACGGGACAATGAGGAGGGCCCCACACAGACCCTTGAAGGTGGGAGTGGGGCGCATGTATCGGTACCCATCGTAGGACCACCCATACTCGTTACTCACAACACGGGCTGGGTGTGCCATGTAGCGCACATGGGCAACCTCCATGTCCTCCTGCCTGTAGTGCTCCACGATGGGCATTGCAGTGTTGCTGCATTTGTCTGGCAGAAAAGTGGTTAAATCCTGCATGGTCCCCCCCGTGTTTGTCTGGATCAGCATGAGATCACCAGGTAGCCGGTAAAGACTATTTGGGTGGATGCGAGCTTTGAACACTGGCCCTTTGTCAGCCGTTGTGATGGCAAACTTGATGATGGAAATGGGGCTAAATGCTCCATCTGGGCGCAAAAAGTTGTGCGCCGGGGCAATTGCATAATTGGTGGCAATGGCCAAAGCATTGGACACCACGGTGTTGCCGGACTCATAGGTGATGGACATCCTGTACTGCTGGTGATCAATGCGCGACGCAGCTTGATCATACGTCATGGTACGAATGTCACCAGGAAGAGTGCGGAAGATTTTGACATCTCTCCTTTCGTGCATGTGTTCACGAGGCTTTTGATCCGGCTGCGCCGGCGCTGTGCGCTCCACCTCCGTTGAAACGCAGCCCCCTTGCATATCTGTGTGCTTCCCTGCACAACACGGAGTATCGACAGCACTAGCAAGCCATATTTCACGCTCCAACTCGTTGCGGCGCTCATGCCAGGAACGCTCGTCAAACGCCTTCTCTTCCGTGCGTCGCTCCTTGTAGAGCGTGTTGCTCAACGTCCAGGCCATGGCAGCGCCCGCCATAACCAAAAGAAAAGTCTGGCCAAAGCCTGATGTGGCGACCTTCTGCACCCGCTTCTGCAGCTCGGATAGGGACATCCCCCAGATCCGGCAGCGCACATACGTGATGATGGCACGGGAAACCGTGATGGCCGTCATAAATGACGAAAACAAAGCCATCGGGTATCCAAAGAAAGCCACTCCGAGCATCGAGAAAAGCCCCTTCGCAAACATCCCAGTGGCAATCGGCAAGACGCCATAGGCGAAGCCCAGCACCAATTGCGGGCTACGTAGGAATGTCTCCTCAACACTCCACGTGCCGCCGCGCAGCGTTTCAAACCACGCTAGCACACGCGGCCTCTCAGGCATCTCAGGCGGAGGTTGCCAGTCCTCAACAAACCACTTGAACCACAGAACCTTCGCCAACACAGTGGCCTTCTCCCTCAATGAGGGTTGCGGCACAGGGACTGGTGGGGGGGGTTCAGAAATGACAGGAGCCGGAGTGGGCTCCAAAACAACAGGTGGCTCCTCTGCTGGAGCATCCACTGGAAAGGAGAAGGAGCGCATGAAACGCTCAAACTTGCCCTCACCAGCTTGAACCGTGGGGGCTTGAGGGTTGTGCACGATCCCCGCTTCAGCCCGGCAGTAGTGGCAAAATGGGGCCGTGGTAAACCCATGCGCACAGAGCGGCTCATCTATATCAATGCGCGCGTCTTCCAACAGGCGGCGCTCATTTTCAAAGTGAGCGATAATCCGCGGCCGCAAATACTCCAGTAGCTCGCCATACTCAAATGGCCCAGCCACCACTTTCCACACGCCCTTGTCCGTAGGGCGCTCTTGTGTGCGGGCTAGCGGCACCCAATGGCGCACCGTAAACAAATGGTGGGGCGTTCCGCGTGGTCCGACCTTCGTGGGGTCGAGCATGCGTAGCAAGCCCTGATCCTCCGTTGTGGCATAGCCCTCTTTAACCTCCATGCCAATGTGCTCCTTGAAGCGCCGCATCTGCGATGAAGGCTCGTTCGAGAGCTTCGCAGCGTTGAGATCCCGGACATTGGTGCTCACGATGAGCACTTTTGCATCAATGTAGACACCACCCTTCTCCTCAGCCTTCGCTTTGGGCACGGGCGTCTTTGCGTTGTTGCAAATCCTGATGATGGGGGAATTCTCATCCAGCTTCTGGTACTCCACGACCGTGTTTTGGGCGTCGTCGATAATGACCCCCTGTGTGATGTTGGTGTAGGAATCCCAGTGCTTAGAAGCAGTATCCAAATAACAGATGTGCTGGTCCGTGTGCGGGTACCCAGCAATCTTGAGGCAGTCCCGCATGAGTTGGGGCTGAATGACACTCTTGCCCACCGCCGTGGTGGAGTCCAATTTAAGCGGATATGGGGCCATCCGCATGGTCTCCCGTGACGTTTGCTCCCGTATCTGGGCTTGATGCCCATTGACGCGCTGGAGGTAGCGCGATAAAACAATGCGGGTTGGAGCGTGTCCCTCGGCCTTGTGAAGGCGCATAAGCCGCGCAGCTAAGTTGTCCACCCGCGTAACGAAATCCACATTTCGAATAGTAGCGGGGTAGGCTTCTCGCACACCCGTAATGCGCTCTAGGGTGCCTGCGCAGTAGTATGCCACTAAGGAATCCAGTGTGGCCATCTCCAACTCCACCTCGCGGATCTGCGAAGAGCTCCCCAACAAAGGGGTGAAGCTCCTCAAAACAAAACAGTCCCGCACAGCATTCCAAACCACGTTAATGGTGCCGAAGATTTCGCCTGTGATGTCGAAGGCGTCAAACTCATCCGTCTTTATGTCCGCCAGCGCCCGCTTCCAAAACACTGGGTGCTTCTTAGCGAACTCCATGTCCGCAAATCCAGCGCAAACGCACAAAGTAAAGAGGCGCTGTAGGTGCTTCACCACCGAGCTATTCCTCAGGCCAGCCCAGTGCGAAAGCACCGTGCCAAAACCAATGCGCAACTTCTCCTGCACATCCCACGCCCCAGCCTGCACAAACAAGCTAGGAAATTTCTTACGACACCAAGCCTCGGCATCCGAGGGCTTCGTAAAGCCCTCTTGAGCACATGCGGCCACTGATGCCGCTATATCTTCCTTCCGCCGCATTTCAGACCAATGGCCAGACTTGGCCCCCCCATTTGGGGCCGCGGCTTTCTGAGCAGCTCTCCGTGCATCGTA